GTTGCTTCAACTAGTTGTCCTTGCGCCTCTTCTGTCATCTCAGTGAACTGACTCATACCGGTGTAGAGTTGCTCGACAGCTTCGCCGGCGTCTTCCATACTGACATTCCATTCAGCGTTATGCTGCATGGTGGTCATGATCATGTCGTTGTATTCGCCAGTACCATTAGTAAGCTTATTGACTGAAGCGAATTGCTTGTCGGCGGAAATCACCATAGCCGCCGTTGCCTCTTGGACCTTCATCAAAGATGAGCCTAGCATGTTGGCGATGCTAAACTGCTCAGCAAGAGCGCTTGTCACCGCTTGCATGGAGCCTTCGATGCCACCGTCTAAGAATGCCCCGAAAAGCCCAGAGCGCCAGTCAGCGGATACGCCAGTGAGCGTCTTTGCATACGATTGTGCGAGTCCAGCAGCCTTTCCTTGCGCCTTGATTTGCCCTTGAATGGCTTCAAGCTTGTCTAACTCAAACTGGAGCGTTGCTTTAATCGCCGGGTCTGTCGCAGCCTTAATCTTCGCTTCAAGAATCGCCTGTTCTTGTTGGTTTTCAAGTTCTTTGAGGCGCAGATTAGCCTTGGTCATCTGACCTTGCTTCTTAGCTTGATCTAAGTTCTTCTTGATCGTTTGCGCGTACTTCTCAAGCTGTTCGTATTCGGCGTTTGCACCAGCCATGGACGCAACCAAGGCTGGACCCATCTCTTTGAACGCCTTGGTGATGTCAGCCGCACTCATCCCCATCTTGTCCAGCATGGAGGCAGCTTGTTTCAGTTGATTTGGATCTGGGGTATCAGCCATTTGTTAGCGATCTCCTTAGGGGGTTCTCGGCTTACTTAAATGGCCAATCGATGCCCGTACTGCGCTCAAACTTTTTCACTGCGCCACGGAGCGCGTACTTACTACGATACGTGCGTGGATCATCCAAGCCGTATTTCGCATAATCTTTGTAATATCTTTTTTCACCTGCCAGAGTGCGAGCAAAATCTTTTACTTGCCTCTTGTTGCCACGCACAACCAAAGGCACTTTCGCGCCACCGAACATGCGTTGCATGATCATTTTGATGCCGCCACCAAACATCGACAAAAAACTTTCGTTCATTTCGCCATTCTCGGCTGCGCCCAAGTCAATAATAATAGGAGCCAAGTCGCCGTTGTCTTCCATGGATAGTCCTCCAGATGATTTTAATAGCATCATCAGTAAATAGTTAAGTAAAAAAGAAAAAGGACCGGGTTTTAATTCCGGTCCTTTAAAAAAGCAACTCAGCTATCTGCTGGGCTTGCTTACACTTGGCATGCTTGGTCTGCTCATAGACGGCATACTGGATGATCCCTTACCTTGGGATTTTTTCATCTGTTCTGCTTCATCTTTAAACTGCTTCTGCAATCGCTCCATGAACCAGCGGCGTAGTTTTACTGGGAGGTTATATGCCTCGATGAAACTCCAGCCTCCGTGATATTTGAGCAAGAAAAATTGTTCATATACCTGTGCTATGTACTCATGACTTAGGCCAAAAAAAGTCCGCTGTAAACGGCACCTCCATTTCCTGTTCATATCCACAAGCCTCGCATGCGAAGTGTTGTCTCAAATCATAATTCGGCATTAGTGCTGCATAAGCGCTTCTCAAAAATCGGGAATCCGATGCTGGCATTACATTCACAAATCCGTGAACGTGCTGCATTAACGAGCTTCCATTGACTGCGACGATGTATGCTCTCATCTGATCAGTCATTTGAGTGTCATGCCCTAAAAGGTCTTTTCTAATGTTCTTGGAACCCTTCTGAGCAGCCTGCATGCTCTTAGCCATTCGAGCCTCGTCATGACCGTTTAGCATACGGACAGTAACGACTACCTCTGACTTAGGCAAGCCGATATCAAACGTAAGATTCTCGTTCTTTGTTACGCGGTTCTGGTGTTTCTCGGCATCAAAGTGATCTGTGTCGAATCCGGTTGCTTCGCCGTTCTCTAATGTGAATTCATATTCTTGAGTGGTAGAACATGCTGGACACTGAGTCTTTGTCTTATACTCTGAACCATAGCCGGAGATTCGTGCTGCCACAAGGATAGCATTCTTGTCTCCTGTTAGTAAGTCCTCTACTTTGACGCGCTTATCAACAATAATGTTCTGCAAGAACCGGTTGATTGCTACGCCCTTCTTGAGCAAAGCCCTAGACGTAAGAATATCCTCGTCCTTCGCGGTCATATACTTGATTTCCAGAGTGTCAATCCCGCAAAGCGGATGACCCTCGGTATAGTATGCACCGGATGATGGTAGTTCTACGAACTCGGTTGGGACTACAAAATTTAGTTGTCCCGCTGGTTGTGGGGTGGACTGCGTAGCAGCCTCTTGAACGGCGGCAGTCGCATCGGGATGTTCCCGGGCGTTTGTCCGTTCGTCGTTGTTACGACCTGACATTAATCCTCCAATATGGTTTTAGTATATAATACTTAGTCAGTTTATTCAAATGTTTTTTTAAGATGATTAGTCTCCAGTCATCTCTTTGCGAGTGTCTGTTCTCCACGTTTGGGGAACTGTACTCTTATCGGGTCCACCAAGCTCTGCCCAATCGTAGCGAACCTTAACGGTAATTTCTACGATGTCATCAGACTCATAATCAAGATCGCCAAAGCTAACTTCTTTGATCCATGCGTTTTTAAGAGCCCACGTTTCAATGGACACGGGGTCCGGTTGATCGGCGCCGGAGCCGCCACTGATCTGCTCAAGAACAAGTCCGCCCAAAGCGGCAACTGCAGACGCTTTCGTGATAGTCTGAGCGGCTTTGCCGGGGGTGTCGGGAAGCTTGTATCCGGACATGTCGATGATCTTCAAGATGTTGAGTGCCGCATCCGGGTTAACAGGATCGACAAGAGTAAACTCGACTTCGTTGTATTCCACTCGACCCGGGTAATAGAAAGAATGGTTGATATAACTATGCTTTACCTCTGAAACTGTAAAGGTGGGCTTAGTCACCTTCTTAATAGTCCAAGCCGGGATGTTGCCAACTTCTGATGCGATGGTGAGCAACCATCTAAATTTTCTTTTGGGTTCAGTCTTTGCGCTGCTCCAAAAATCTCCTGTGTCTCCTGCCATTTGTTAAATCCTCCGAATGAATTCTTCACGAACCTCTTGTGGGTTCTTTTTCTTCTATATTAAGTAGTAATGCGGTCGGGAAAACCCCGACCGTTTTCTGGTTTAGTCGTCGAATGCTGCGCCGGAATCCGTAATCACGAAGTCGATGGCGATGAACTCGATTGCCTTAGCAGGCTTCAAGTAGATCTTAGCGTACATAATGTTTCTGTCGATAAGATCTGGTGTGGTTGTGCTTTCATCCAAGATAACCTTGAAGTCCATGAGTCCGAGTCGCGACTTGACGCTTCCCAAGAAAGGAGAGACTTTAGAGGTGAACTTCAGCCATGTGGACTTAACGTTCTGGTCGAAGAGCAACGTTGCCGCCATTCTTGAGACCTCGCGCTTGACATAAATCATCAAGCGACGTACGTTAATACGGTCAAGTGCTGACTGGGTAACTTGAAGCGTCTTCTGACCGAAGATTACGATGCCCTCTGCGGGGAATTGTGCAATCGGGTTGATGTTCGCATCGTAGAGGTCATCTCTTTCCTTGGAAGTCAAGCGTTCGCTGACTGCAAGGACGGGAAGACCACCTCGACCCTCTGACAAACCACCTCGGGTGAAGCCAGCAGGAGCAAACCAAAGCTCCTGAGTCTTCTGACCATATGACATGGCACCGAGAGCGACAACGGAGGGCGGAACCCAAACACGCTGCGAAGTTTGCGGATCTGAAATCTGGACCCATGGGAAGTAGCAGGCTCCATAACTGGAGTTAAGTCCGCGTGTCCTCATGTTACTGACAGCAGTAGTGATGTTTGCACCACGGTTCTCTGCAGACTCAGTAGATTCGGTCTTGGGAGTGTATGCGTTAGCAATATCAATAATCGCCAAGCAGTCTCCACGATCCTCTGCTGTGTTGATGGCATGGTTAGTCAAGCCCGTGTGGGTAACACCCGGGATAGCCAACAAGTCCATATCAATAACCTCGGGATCTGCGACCATATCAATAGCCTTCTTGATTGAGTAGTATGCGTAGTTAGTAGTCTCGGCAGCGTTGCTGGCAAGAACGACGTTGTTGAACGGCTCTGATTGTTTAACATCTACGCCCTCGAAACCACCGTAAAGTGGAAGAACGAAGCGGTTTGCGCCTGCATCCAGTGGTCCCTTGTAGGACGAGCTAGCAGCAGTCAGCGAAGTACCTGCAAGGCGTGAGCCAGAGAGGTAAGTGGTGTGTGCCGCTTGTCCTGAGTTCGTGGACTTGATGTCATCAAGTGTGAAGTAGAAGGAAACCTCAGTATCTGCTGACGCTGCAGCATCGTATGAGTCTACACCATAAGGAAGTGCCTGTACAGTGTCGCCCCAACTGGTTTCAAACAGAATGTCTGAATCTTCACGGGTTGAATCAACACCCCAGTATGCGTTTCTCGC